ATTAGAAGAGGCAAAGAAGACGAACCTGTTATTAGGGAACCTGATATCTGAGGTAGTGCAGATCAAGTTTGAGCTGGTGAACGAGCGATTAAGGCGCGAGCGGGGCGGAATTCGTGATCTACCCGGCGATTATTGCCCGGATTCCCCAAAAAGTATTGAAATTCCTATAGATCTGGGGACTGGCGGGACGTACTCAATCAAGGTAGGTAAATAATGGCAGTGGAGCCTCTTACCATAACAATACGGGGTATGCGGATCTGTAGTGTGAAATGTCCGATGTTTGAAGTCTGCCCGGTGATGCCGTTAGCGGTGAAGCCGGAAGAGCTGAGAGACCGGGTGTGTCTGGTGAATGCCGGTACGCATGACTTGAGGATGGCGTATATTAATCTGTTTTTGCGGGGGGAAGATGGACTGATCGAAGAGATCAAGCGCGGGTTTGTGAACTATCTGAAAGAGACGGAACTGTTGGAAGAGGCGTTCAAGCCGGGGAAAGGGGAACCGGCGATGGGCGGGAAAGAGCGGGAACGGTTACTTGTACACCGTGAGAAGATGATGGGAATGCTGATGGCACTGCATAAGACGATGTATGGTGAGAAGAAGACAATTCGGCACGACAACAAGCCGGTAGCGATTAAGATGGTAGAGATCGGGTCTGAGGGTCAGCCGGTGCGATTGATTCGGGAAGACCGGAAGTTGTCTGACCAGGAGAAAGCGGAATTTGAGGTACTCGAGCAGAAAGTGATGGAAGCGGCGGCACCGGACCCGGAGTCGCTGGTATTCTCTGAGAAGATACAGAAAGAGATATTACCGAGCATGAGAGTAGTAGATATTGAAGAGATTCATCCTATCCATCCTGCAGCTCAGGAGGAAGTACCGGTAGAAGAGCATCCGTTATTAAAGAGATTTTTCGCTGAGGAAGAATGACAACACCGTGCGGGCATGCGACATGAAAATAGTAATCACTCTGGAGGTAAGCGACGTGATAGAACTCAGTTCGGATCCAGAAATCAAACGGGAGATAGTCAACCTGATAAACGATTATCACGCATACTCTTTGATTAAAAACCATAAAGTGGAGATATTCAGATGAACGAACAGGATTTCAACAGACTAATGCGAGAATTAGAGAAGACAACCGCGATAAATGCGAACATTGCCGCAACCCTCGCAGAAATCAAAGAGAGATTGCCGGAACCTGCCCGGTACACGCTCATGGAGAAATGAATGATCGGCGGGTTACGGTGCGGGAATTGCCGGGATGCATGGAAGTGCACGCCGGAAGAGAAGATAAAGAACGGTGAGAACTGCGAGAAGTATATTGAAGACGAATCAATTTTGGGCGGGAGAAATTGGACTTGACGGATCTGCACGAGCTGGAGATCGGACTGCATAAAAACCAGATGCAGATCTATTATGATCCGCACCGGTTCAAGGTAGTGTGTTGCGGGCGTCAATTCGGCAAAACGACGTTCTGCTCTTTTGTCGGGGCACAAGAAGCGATCCAAGTCACAAACGGCACCGGGTATGTCGTTTCTGTTGATGCGAGCCGGTCGAAGATCCTGTTTGATGCAATCCTGAAAAAAGTGCCGTACCAGTACGTTGAAAGTGTCAGTGCGAAATGGATGAACTTTACACTGACTAATGGCACGAAACTATGGTGTAAATCAGCAGAAAGTCCGAAATCTCTCCCGGGATCCCAACTTGATTTCCTGTTTGTAGATGAAGCGGCACTCTGTGATGAAGAAGTCTGGCATCTTCTTTTACCGGCGCTCATGCGGAATCCAAAATCAAAAGTGTGGTTGGTGAGCACGCCCAGGGGCAAAAACTGGTTTTACGAAGCGTTTTTGATGGAACATACAGATCCGGACTTCAAATCGTTTCATTTCTCTTCTTACGATAATCCGACAATTACCAAAAAAGAAGTTGACCGGATGGCGAAACATTTACCGGAACTGATGTATCGGCAGGAGATTATGGCAGAGTTCATCGAAGGCGGCATTGTGTTTCGGAATCTTGAACGGGTTATGCAGGCTGCAATCAAAGAGCCGGTGCCCAGGCATTCTTACGTGATGGGAGTTGATTTGGCAAAATATAATGATTGGAACGTCATTAAAGTAGGTGATACCGGCACAAACTCTGAAGTGTTCCAGATCCGAAACAACCGGCTGGATTGGGACTTTCAGAAATCCAGCATTTACATGACGGCGAAACGGTATAACAACGCTACGATAATTATCGATAAGACGGGGGTTGGTGATGCGGTAGTAGAAGATTTAAGCCGCATGGACAGGGCGTATAAAGAAGCGCCGGTGCAAGGGTATCTGAATATCGTGCCCGTGGCGTTCTCTACCGTCTCAAAACCCGAGCTCTATAAACACTACATTCTGATGCAGGAGAACGATCTGATCTGGCTCTTACCGGACCCGGTAACAAAATACGAGCACGAGACATTTGAATGCGAAATGATGCCGTCTGGATATATCCGATACTGTGCAGCTAAAAACCGGAACGATGATACAGTCACAGCAAGCGCACTGATGGCGTGGGGATTTGAAAAGATATTCGGCAGTGCCGTTATCGGGGGACTCGGTGATTTCGACCCGACTAAGAAGCCGAAACCCCCCATTGATCCCAGTACTCAGTTAGATATTGACAAACTTATCGGAGAAATGGAGTCAAAACAGGTTGCCCGGTTCGGCGGGATGGATAACGACGATCTGGATATTTTGAGTTCGTATTCAGAAGAATACTAAACTTTGCTTGTTTTAACATCAATTAACTTTATAAACTCTTAATTTTACTCTATTATCTATGAAATCCGTTTCACAAATTCCGCGTCCCAGAGTAAGTTATTCTGATACTAATCTTTTCAACTACGACGATGTTTTAACTCATCCAATTCAACCGACTAATCACACTAATCACGGTAATGATGTTGCGATGTCGGTTGTAAAAGCGAATAATCGGGTATTGAGTGATGATGAATATTTATTGAACCAGCGATTGATTACGGAAATCCTGTTAAAATCGCTATCCAGTGACCCGGTGCAGGACGCTTACGACAATCTGAATAAAGACCTGAGATTAGACGATACTGACGCAATCCAAGAATACGAGCGGTTCCGGCGCGCTATTGCACCGTATTCAACTGCATGGAACAGTCTCGGAATGTTCCGGACGGATTTTATAAAAACTGATAACGATAAAATGTGCCGGAATGCATACGTTGCGATTGTAGAAAAAGCGTTTTTAGATTATTTTGGCTCGCTCGAATGGGATGTAATGGATAAAGATACTGGAGACCGGGAAGACCACGCTTATGATTTCTTATGCGAGCCGAACCCGCAAGATTCATTTTCAGACGTGTTAATTGAATCGACTCGCGACCTGTTCCGATATGATGCCGGCGCAATCGTCAAGACGTTCAACCGGAAGAAAGAACTGGTCGAACTTAAAGCATATCCCGGTACTGAGTTCTGGTTTGAAATTGATCGTGTCCCGCAGATTATCAGTGTGCCTGCGAACGATAACGCAATGGGTATCCGGGCAACCGATTATTCCCGGGGAAAAGGCACCGGCGGCACTGAGATTATGATGCAGGGCTGGTGGAGTCGCGGTCTGGCGTGGAGATACTGGCAACGGTCTCAGACGGGTGTTTATATCCCGTTCACACCGTCTGAAGTCTGTTATCTCGCCCGGTACAAGCGGACGGACAGCCCATACGGGTCTGACTACCTGAAGTATCTGAAGTATCAGGTCCAATATCTGATTGACTCTACAGTAGCAGCCGGGCGCACGTTTCAGAACATGGGTGTGCCGTCTATGGTTATCACTCATCCCCAGGTTCACGCAATCGAACAGATCCAGCAGCGGATAACGCAGTTACGGATAGATAATACCGGTCCGACGCGGGTCGGTAGTGTAATGCATCTTGTTAATGGAGAGGCAGCCCAGACACTCGCGCAGACGATACATGATATGGAGTGGTTAGACGGTCAGAAATACGTTGCACAACTGATCTGGGGTTATTTCGGATTCACCCCGGACGAGTTTACCGGAGGAGACACGAACCGCGCCACAGCTTATGTGAAGCGCAACATCACGAAGAGCCGGCTCCTGTATCCGATGATGAAATACTTTGAAGATAAATTCAATCGGGAGATTTTACCTCATCTTAAAGGATACAAGAAATCGTGGAAGTTTGCGTTTATCCGGGAACTTGAACTTGACGATAAACAGAAAATGGCACAGACGGGCGCAATCCGGATGAACACGATTGCATCCGGGTTACAACAGGGATTCTCGTTAAAAGTAGCGTTAAAGATCGCTGAAGACCAGCGGTTGAACAAACACGATATTGAAGAGGCAGAGGCAGGTAGAGAAGAGTTCATGCAGCAACAGATGATGCAGGAGATGGGCGGCATGGCACCGGGCGACAACCCGGACGGCGGGATGGAGGATGCCGGTATCGACCAGGGCAGGTATGGCAACGGCTCAGAACAGTACCAATCAATGAACTTCTCGGATTACGGGCAGGGAGGAGAAGGTACTGAGCAGCGAACCGGCAATGCGGAAGAGAAAGAATACCAGAAAGCAGATCCGTTCAATTACGACGTTCAAGCGTATGTGAAGGGCATGACATTCACAAAAGACGGGAAAAAGTATGAAGTCACGTTTGCAGATGACAAAATAGTAAAAGCGCGGGTTTATGTGGGATCTCTTACTGATGTACCGGAAGGCAGGTCATATAAACAGGGGCCGCGGGGGGGTTTTTCATATCTCACATCAATGAAACAACAGATGCCTCATAAAAAGCGAAGGAAAGGGATTGGTGGCGGGATGGAAGAGCAAGAAGAGGACAGTAGTGAACATTCGGCTCCTCCCGCTCCCGACATCCCAAACGCGCAGATACAAGTCAAAGTCAGCGGTAACGGTGTAGGTGTGGTAGCCGGGATTGTTAACGGAAAATTATTAGTCAAAAAGCTCGGGAACGAAGCTACTGAGACGTTCATCAAGAAAGTAGTTGTTTGCGGAGACGGTGAGAAAACACCGAAAAAGTTTATCTCATGCCTGAAAAGCATTGCAGAAAAAGAGGGTTTGAAAGTATCCTCATAATTTTATCTCATTTTTGAAATAAGCGTTATTGAGTCAACAATCCAACTGTTTAAGAGGATCCGGATCTCTCCTGCAACCACATCAGTCAGGATGATCGTATCCGTTTCACTGACTTGTATTTTTGTACTTAACTCTTCTAAAAAGTCCAGTGAATCCGGGATATTGGCAAAGATTGTGAATACCTCTGAGTCAGTGAACGTAACCGAGTCAGTAACAGTGCAGATCAGCACGGTAGACCCGATATCTGAGAATGCCAGTGTATCCGGCTGGATCGGAGGATAAATCTTTGTGGCAACTGATTCCAAAGTGTCAAGGGATTCCGGAACGGTAGATGTAATCTTTTCAGTATCCGTCTCTGAGAAAGCCAGAGTGTCGTAAATGTGATGTCTCCACAGGGTATAGAAATTCTCTGAAGTAGAGACAGAATCCAGAACCGTAGTGATTAATGTTGTCCATGCAGCCGGCACACCCAAAGTTTCATCCTGAATAGCGAGCGTATCTAAAACTGTAAATCCGCTAAGTTTTGTGCTTATTGATTCAGAATGCGCGAGTGTATCAACCGGATACGCAATAATTTTGGTGATTGCATCAACATCCGTAATTGCGACTGAGTCCGGGATCGTGGGGATCAACGTCGTAAAAGTTGATTGGATTGTACTTGCCGCATCAAATTCAACTGTGTCGAAAACACCGGCATCAAATCCTGTCCAGAGTAAGGGGATGTCATCTGTAATTGTCAAAGTATCAGATATTACCGGGCAATGGATTACTGATGCAGCGACATCCGAAAGAACGGAGTTCTCTATAATCGCGGGCATAAAGAGTTTGGTTCTCTCAATTTCTGACATATCAAGTGTATCTATGGGGCGTGCGGTAAGTGCTGTAACGCCTTCTACATCCGTAATTACAAACGAGTCCGGCTGAGTGGCGATGAGTTTGGTAAATGTCGATTGTTCAGTCGATGACATATCAAATTCAAACTCAACTGTGTCAAACACTCCAAGATCAAACCCGGATATGACCAATTCCTGATCGTCTGTTACATCAAAACTATCTTGAATTAAAAAGGATAACCCCGGGAATGCGGCATCTGATACCGGGAGTGTGTCTAAAACAGTAAATCCGATAAGTTTTGTGTTTGTCGTTTCCGGTAGAGTAAGTGTGTCGGCAGGATATGAAATAATTTTGGTGATTGCATCGGCATCAGTAATCTCAATCGTATCAACTGGACTGGTAATGAGTTTTGTATTTACAGTTTCGGAGTGCGCGAGCGTATCAAGCACCGTACAATGGATCGCCGTTTCGGAAATGTCAGAAAGAACGGCACTTTCTGTAATAGGAAGTGTAGTAATTGCGGTAGTTTCAATATCAGATAAAGAAAGAGTATCCGGCACCGGATAATGAATTACTGAGGCGGCGACATCCGACATCGCACACGTTTCTGATACTGTAACTGATGCAGTACCAGTATCGAACGTGCCGACATCAAATCCAACCGCCCCATCATCGAAAAGACACGCATACGCCATAAAACAACCTTACTTTACATAATACAAGAAACCTTTATTAACTCTTCTACTCACATATTGACATTAATGACGCTTGTGTATAAAGCGGCAAAAGGCGTGAGAATCTGGGTGGATACCGCGTATGATCTATCAGGGTACGTACCGGCGACTACCCTCATTAAGATGACTAAACCAGACGGTTCGACAACTACCATTGCTCCGACAATTACCGGCTCCCGGTACATGGATTTTACAACCTCAGCAACTACGTTTGCGACTTCCGGGTTGTATAAACTTCAATCTCATCTGGTGACGGCGACAAAAGAGCTTGATGGTGAGATTGTAGAGTTGTCGATTGCAGAACCTATAAAGGTGTGAAAAATGTTAAACTTCATGAAAGCATGTGCGCGGAATGCGCTGGATACAATGGGGATCTCTGAAAAGATCACCTCAAAACTGAAAGTGAATGATACTTGCGACCTCAGATTAACCGGTGTTGTGAAGACCCGGTATCTGGACCCGGTTTTATTCAATGCCGGAATCAGACATCCAACTTCCGACTGGATAACCGAAAAGAACCTCGTGGTTGATGTCGGAGCTGTGCAAATCGTAAAATGGCTGACGAATTCAACTCCGCAAGCAGCCGGGCTGTTCAAGTATATGGCGCTCGGTCATGGAGGCGGCGTGCCTGCAGCTCATGGCAATACTACACTTAATGCTGAGTTTGCGGACGATGCAACCCCCGGTGCACTTTACGCTCGTGAGATTGCTGTATTGGTGCCGGTAGCTGAGGGTGCGTATGGCAACAAAGTGTATCAGGCAACCGCAACTTTCGCTGCATCCGCTCAGACGAACCGTGATGTAGTAAACGAGTTCGGGATGTTTACCCTGCTCGCCAGCGGAACCGGGGTCGAATATAACCGGTCGTGTTTTGCGGTGGTGCGGGATAATAAGAACAATGCCCTTGAGATTATTTACGAGTGTACTGTAGCGCCAGTCCCGTAATCTTCTTTTTTGGGAGGTTACTGAAATGGTAGCATGGGATGACGTAAAAAGCTCAGGGCAGGCAGTACCGAGTGCTCAATGGAATTTAATTGTCGACAAGATCAAATCAAAGGCTCCGCTTGCATCCCCTACATTCACCGGCACAGCAACAATGGGTGCGGGAGTACCGGCGATCACAATATCAGATTACCGCACACTTGACGCAGCCGGGGTATCTGTTCCGACAACTTCGCCGGCAGTAGTAGATCAGGTACAGACGGCAAATGGTATCAATTACGACTACGTGAAATTCGAGAAGAACGGAGGCAGTACGACCGTCGGCATTGAGTTCATGCAATGGAATATGAAAATGCCCGATGACTGGAACGAAGGAACCATCGTCGCTGATGTTGATTGGCTGGAACTTACGGGAGACACAACCGGAAGAGCAGCGTTCATTTTGAGGTGCCGGCGATACCTAAATGCCGATATAAACGCCGCATTGGCGGCAGGGTGTACTTTCGATAACGCATCAAACGTATCCGGTGGTGCAGGATTTGTAAGTAAGACAGTTGCACCGTCAGCATTTGCGATAACGGGCGCGGGAAATGTCGGAAAATGGTGTGTGTTTGAATTAACGAGAGTAACCCCGGCAGCAGGGACGGATGTGAATGCACCAGTGAGAGTTCTCGGTATAAATCTGAAAATTACCCGGACGCTGGCGTGAGGGGTGAGTGTATCATGAAGCACACTCATCTCATTGCACTCATCTCCCTGCTGGCTATCTGCTTGTTGCTGGTTGGCGGGGTGCAGGCAGTTAATACAATCACATATACTTCCGGGGTTAATACCATCGTAGTATTTAACGGGACTGCCGGTTTAACTACGTGGACTGTACCAACAGGCGTAACCACCGTATCGTATTTGGTTGAAGCGGCTGGTGGCGGCGGCAGTAACGGCAACGCTAATTACGGCGATGGCGGCGGCGGTGCTGGCGGGTTACTTATCGGCAGTATGACAGTAACGCCCACAAACATCCTCAATGTTGCCATCGGTAACGGCGGTACTGGTGGGGTCGTCGGCGCTCAAGGCGGCAATTCATCGTTTGCGAATACCACTACCGGAAACGGAATTAACGCGATGGGCGGTGGTGGTGGAGGCAACGGCGGTGGTTTTGCTGGAGGTTCCGGTGGCGGTGCTGGTTCCGGCGGTACTGGTGGCTCTGGAGTGTCCGGTCAAGGGTTGGCTGGCGGCTCATCAACAGGAAATGGTGGAGCTGGTGGTGGAGGCAACATCACAGCCGGTACAGCAACAGCCAACAATGACGGAGGGGATGGCGGCGCAGGATACAACTTCGCTACATTTGACGTTTCGCTATCAGGATTTATAGCTGGTGGTGGTGGGGGTTCTACAAACGCTGCTGGCACAACCGGAGGGGCGGGCGGTTCCGGCGTTGGTGGAAAAGGCTCCGATCCATCGGGTGATAACGCAGCAGACGGATTACCGAATACAGGCAGCGGCGGTGGCGGCAGCCGGTCAAGTCAGACGGCACGAAAAGGCGGTTCTGGTGTTGTTATTCTTAAATATCTCACACCAGCACCAGCACCCGTCGCATCGTTCACCTCCAGCAACATATCAGTAGCAACCAACGGCACTATGACGGGATGGGCGGGGATTGCACCGTTTACGATGCAGTTCACGAGTACGTCAACGGGAGTGCCGACAAGCTGGGTCTGGAACGCTACAAACGTCACCGGGAATAATGCACCATTCACATTCAACACATCAGCATATTCAGCGCCAATTTACCCCTTCGCAACGGCGGGCAATTACACCATCAAACTGAACGCAACGAACTCGAGAGGCACGAACATATCGACGCAGGTGACGTGGGTGAACGTATCCTCAGGAGTGACGTTGCCGGTGCCAATCTGGAGCGCAGATAAATACACTGTTGTATTCCCTGGCAGAGTGAATATCACAGATACCTCGTTGAACACGCCGACAATGTGGAACTGGTCAGCCGGTGACGGCAACTGGCACAACGCGACAATCGGAACAAATTTCCTCTACCAATATACGAAACGGGGCGTATGGCAGGCTTCGATGACTACGAGCAACGCGGCAGGTTCTAACACATCAGCCACAAAACAGATCCGGGTAATTGGTTATCAGGGATTCATTCCGATAGTACCGGACGTGTGCCGGTACTCAACGAGCCGGGAACTCAGTTTCCTTGAAAAAGCGATGACGGATTGTAAAGTGTGCAATATCTGTTATTAATTCTCTCTTTTTTCAGACGATTATAAAAATAAATAAAAACATTTATAAGGCGATACGTCTATTACTATTTATGCCAAAAAAGAAGAGTAAGAAAGCGTGTCCCGGATGCGGCAAAGGTTACGGGATGAACGTCCGAAAAGACGGGACAATCAGGTGCAGGCTGTGCGGATATGAAGGCGGTGCAAAATGACACCGGAAGGAAAAAAGGTTTCGCTGATTGATAGCGACCTATGCAACGCAGCCCTGCAGCTTCGGGATCTGGCAGAGGCAATCGAACCCGGATTCAACCCGGAGGCGTGGTTACAGGAGCGCGGGTTATGAGCCGTGAGAGAACCGTCCGCATTCAGGACGCGACCGGCACAACAACCCATTGGGAAACCTGCCGACACGCCGATTGCATTACCTACGATTGCCCGCGCTTTGAACGGTGCTGCGGGGTGGTCTCATGATGGATGCTCGTGAAGAGGCACGCGACCTCATACAGAACCCACTGCCGACAATGGCAATCTCGGAACCGCTCACCCGCGTCTACGAACTGGACAACATCATCGCAAAGATGGAGTCGGCGTTAAACGACAGGAGAGCAGAGCGCCAACAGATCCTTGATTACGCCATCAAGGAGCAGATCGCAGAGGATGAGAACTGCCGATTAGATGTGAAGGTACGCCGGATCCGCTCGTTAGATGTGGCACGGTTCGCAGTAGTGTTCCCGGAAGAGTATATGATCGCCTGCGATGTCGAGCGGAAAGACCTCGAAAACAAGATGCTGGAGATCGGAAAGAAACTACCGCTGACTCTGGTGGACCGGCTCGTAAAGAAACCCGCACTCGAAGCGGCGCAGGGAGTTGTGACGGTTAAGGAAACCCTTACTTACGGAGTGATCCGCAAATGATGAAATCACAGATCATCGAAGAGCGGATTCACACCGACATCGCAAAACACCCGGACGCTATCGACATCGGAAAGGCGGGGGCACGGGTCCACATCACTTTTAACGCGATGGACTTGGTAGATGCCAGGGAACGGGTGGACAACGCCATGACCATCCGGGATTATGCGATCAACGAACTGATCATCAGGGAACTCAAAGCAGCGGAAGCGAAGGCGGTGAAGAAATGACGGAAACGATCAGCGGAATCCTCATAGATTACGCGGTGATGACGGAAGGAGACCATGCAGGCAGGTATGGAGCGAGGATTAACGACACGCCCTATCCCGTAATGCCTCACGTGGACGCATTTCTCACACGCCTGCAAAAGAACACTGTTGTCGACGTAAATCTGAACAAAGACGGTTGGATCTCAAAGATTCAGGCAAAGAAGATGAGCCCGATCAAACACGCCGAAGCAGAACGCACGAAGGAAGAGATCGCCGCAGAACAGGAAGCGTATAACGCCAAGAAGCAGGCAGCCGGATTCGGCACGCCAACGGAAGCGCCACAGGAGAAAAAGGATCCTTGCACGTCACCTAAAGAGCCTGTGACATCCGTAACCGTCCCCCCGGCACCTGCGATCACATTCAACGAGAATCAATTGAGCCTGATGAGGGCAAAGGTAGCGCCGAACTGCACACAAACGGAGTTTGAACTCCTGATGTATATGGCGAATAAGTACCGGTTAGATCCCCTTATCCGTCAGATATGGGCGATAAAATACGAGGGAAAACCTGCGCTTATCTTCGCTGGCAGGGATGGATTCTTGGAGATTGCTCACCGTTCAGGACACTTTGACGGGATGAAGTCGGATTGCGTCTATGACGACAAAGGAGCGCTTGTATCGGCATGGTGCGAGATTTGGCGCAACGATATGACGCATTCCTTCCGGTCATCTGTCCTGTTATCAGAATACACGACCGGGATGAACCTCTGGAAATCAAAGCCATCGGTGATGCTCATCAAGTGCGCTGAATCGGTATGTCTCAGGAAAGCGTTCTCGGTATCCGGATTATACGCGTCCGAAGAGGTTGGTGAGTAATGCCGTCTCAATCATCAGTATGCATCAATCTTTCATTTGAGGGCGATCCCTTCCTTTTTTGGGAGATCCTTAAGATTATGAAAGCAGAGGCGGAAAACAACGGGGTTATATTTGATTGTGAGAAAGTGACCACGCTCACAACGGAGGGATGATGTCCCTCCCTGAACACTGGTTCGTCTATGATCCACAGGACGAGGATGATAGAAAATTCACCACTTATCCCACAAAAGAACAGGCACAAGTGGTATATGAGAAAGCAATCGCGATCAACCGCACCCTCGTGGTTGATCATGAATGGGATGGGGATGAGACGGTCTACATGGGACAAGTCCACGCGCAGGCGCAGGTAGTCCCGGTCGCAATGGATGATGAGGGCAACGAGATCTGGGATCTGGTCTCCTATAGCACGCTTCCGGGGGTGGACAAAGCAACGACAGCACCAGCACGGAAATAGATTGCACAATTCCCCTATTCAATATATCCCCTTTTAGTAGACTGACAGTAACACTTATATAGTATTGAGTCCTATTAGTAAATATGCAAACAAACACCGAAGCAAGATTCCAGGGAAATCCCTTAAGGTACGTCTATGAGGATTCAACAGGATGCTGGGCAGTAACCGGGAAAGATGAGTTCTGCCAGCGCTCGTATATGCTGACAAAGGCGGATTACGACGAACTCAAAAAATTAAACTAAATTTTTTGGTGACACTATGGGACTACTGTTAAAAATCCATTTCCAGAAACCCGGATATCCATTAATAAAGAAAACTGTGGATGTTCCGATTAAGTTTCGGGAGAATGAAGAGATTTCAAAACTGACGAACGCTGGATACTATTATGTCAGTACCGATGTGAGGGCATACCCATGACAACACACCAGATCAGAATACGGGGGGATGCCCTGCAGCTCCTCGACCAGATGAAGGATGAGATCGCCGCGGTAGAATGCCGCCCGGTAGAGACGGTATCATACACAGATGCCGTCCGGGAAATGCACCGGAGGATGAGAGGGACGACGGTATGACAGAAGCACTCACAACCCTTTTTGAAAACCACGAGATCCGCGCCATAGAACAGAACGGTGAAGTATGGTTCCCACTGGTTGATCTCGCTGGAGCTTGGGGGATTAATCCGAACACATTATACCAGATCATTGACCGGAACGAAAAGAAGTTCTCCATGATGACATCAGGCGTTCACGTAACATGTACAGACACCGTGAAAGGAGTGAATGAGCGGGGGTTATACCTTTTGCTCGGTGCGATCAATACGGACAGGCTCAAAGATCGGAATGCAGCTGAAGCCATCCTTCGCTTTCAAATCTGGGTTCCTGAGTTGATCCAGAAATATCGGAAAGGTGAGATCCGACAAACCCTCACGCATTCAGAGTTGGATATTCGGCAGGTACTGAATACAGCGCGATTGCTGGCGAATGAAACGGGTGGAGACCTGGCAGCGTTCCAAAAAATAGCCTTGAGTAAATGCGGAATGTCAGAATGGGCACCGGCACTGGATACGGTACCGGCACTTATGCATGGGGAAAAGGGTTGGCTGATACCGACACAAATAGCGGAGAAAATAAACGACGAGTGTATCACGGCACGCGAAGTTAATAATTTCCTGTATAATGCTGGATACCAGTATCGGAATGCCGGGGTGTGGAGGCTGACAGATAAAGGCGAAATGCACGGTGAAGAATACACGTATGAATCCCCATCCCGTCACAGAGAGATCCGTATTCGCTGGAGAGAATCTGTAATGGGGGCATCGGGATTGGTACGGCATCCGGAGCAAGCGGCACTGCCGGGGGCACGGGTATGACCGCCTGCCCATCATCAAAGCGTGACCGTGCTGGAGGCTGGCAATGTGGAAGTTTTAGAGGGGTGTGCTCGGAAATGAACACTGACCGGGAGTGCCCGGTTAAGCCATTACCGAAACGGAGGGAAACGTGACAATTCGAATTCTATGCGGTGATGTGGTGGAACGGTTAAGCACCCTGCCGGATAAGAGCGTTCAATGTGTGGTTACGTCGCCACCTTACTATGGTCTCCGGGATTACGGCATTGCCGGGCAGATCGGGATGGAAGAAACCCCGGAATTGTTCGTATCAAAAATCGTTGAGGTATTCCGGGAGGTTAAGCGGGTACTCAGGGATGATGGGACGTTGTGGTTAAACTTTGGAGATTCTTATTGTGGATGTGGCACCGGGCATAAAGAAACGGGTAAGGCGGTTTATGAGGGTTCAGATTATGACGATGCCGCAAAAAATAGAACTAAAATTGCGGGTATGAAATCCAAAGACATGATCGGCATTCCGTGGATGGTAGCGTTTGCTTTACGGGCTGACGGGTGGTATCTGCGTTCTGATATTATCTGGTCAAAGCCAAACCCGATGCCGGAGAGCGTGACGGATCGACCAACGAAGGCGCATGAGTATGTATTCCTGATGACTAAGTCAGCCCGGTACTATTATGATGCGGATGCGATACGGGAAGATGCCAGCCCGGCAACCCTTGAGAGAAATAAGTATGGTTTTAATGGGGCATTTAAAGGACAACTGCAAGGCTCACCAACGGAAGAACGATGGCAAGAAGGCAGACCGATTGAAAAACCACAATTTGGTTTAAATGGTCGCAACCGCCGCACCGTATGGGAGATTGCCACACAACCAACCCCGGACGCACATTTTGCCACATTCCCGGAGGCATTAGTAGAACCCTGCATAAAGGCGGGAACATCAGAGCGGGGATGCTGTTCAAAGTGCGGTGCGCCTATGGAGAGGGTGATTGATAAGGAATTTGTCGGAGATAATACTTCAAAGCGTGACGACAATCCAAGAGCAGGGATACGAGGGAGTGGTTTATGTAGGCCGCCCAATGATGCTGGGGCACATCCAAGAACAACAATCGGCTGGCAACCAACCTGTAAATGTAATACAGATACCGTTCCCTGCGTAGTTCTCGATCCTTTTGGTGGAAGTGGTACTACTGCGAAGGTTGCCCGGGACTTAAAGCGGGATTGTATTCTGATTGAGATCAACCCGGCATATATCAGCATAGCAAAAGAGAGATTGAGATTAAACGAGCAACTCGGAGGGGGAGTGTATGAGCAAATTTACACCGGAAGAGTATGAAGGAAAGCCGGTTAGGAGTAAGGCAATCTGTGAACAGGTAATGCAGGAGCAAGACAAAATAACAAAAGAATTTGCTAAGGAGCTGCTTGATAGCGGAGCTCCGAAAGAAATGGCAACGGAAATTGCGGATGAATACAGATTGTATGCCAAACAGATGATGCTCGGAAGGAACTATGATGAACGTCCGGCATTCTTCCCGCATGAGGAGTGGAAAAATAGGAAGGTGAAGTGAATGCCCATTGAGAAGATCCACCATGTCTGTGTGTGCTGCGGATCTCGCCTTCCTGAATACCTGAGTAGAGCCACCTTAATTCAATCCGGTTGGGCACTGGAACAAGCTGATGGCTCTTATGTATTCAGATGCCCGGTACATTCTGATGCTGAAGTACTGGCTATGATCGGAGCTCGCCCTGCCTTCGTACGTGCAAGTGAACTGAGGAGGTATTGAATTGATCTTTCCTTCCTTCCTTCCTTCCTTCCTTCCTTCCTTAGAGCTAGCTAGAAAGCAATATAATATATATGAGAATATCACATATATTGGATTGATAACATGGCAGCACAAAAAAAATACCAGAATCGGTATAACACCGCAGTATCGATAGAAAGAAGTGAGTATGATCTCACGAGATCCCTTCATATTCTCTTACCAGATGCCCTCAGAATTGGCGTAAATGTTATGATTCAGACTATGATTGCCAACAAAGATCCGCAGATTACCAAAGAAGTTTTGGGGCAATTCATTGAGATCCAGAATCGTGACATGGAAGATTTACGTGCCTATTTGCGGGTACAGGATGTTACTCAGCAACGGATCACCGATATTGCCGAGCTCGCCAAAGAAGGTGCAAAAGAGAAAGAGATTGTCGAAGTATGGGATCCTGATCAGGAAGAGAAAGTCAAAGTACCACGGTACATCGCCCGGAGGATGGGACTGGTATCATGATTAGAAAGGTGTTTTTACAATTACATCATGCATGGAGAGATTTAAAGATAAAACGTTTTGGAGAGTCAGCCGAATTTACCTGCCCACACTGTAAAAAAATGGTTCGTCTCTATGCATATCAGTATGATGGCGATAGCGATTCGTTACATCTTGAAATTGGAAAAAACTTCACAGAACTTCAAAAGGTGAAACAGTGATCACAATAGATCTAGAGTTTAGGTCGTTGATTCCACCACTTACACCGGAAGAGTTGTCGGGATTAGAAGCGTCGGTGATTGCCGAAGGGTGCCGGGATGCCTTGATTGTCTGGGGGGATATTCTCATAGACGGGCACAATCGGTATGAAATCTGCCAGCGGCACAATATCGCGTTCAATACAACCGGGATGACGTTTGACAGTAGAGAGGACGCAAAGATATGGATCATTCAAAATCAATTTTCTCGAAGGAACCTATCGCCATATTCCCGTTCTGAATTGGCACTCAAATTGGAACCACTGATCGCAGCGAAGGCAAAGGAACGGCAAGAATCATCACAATTTGGCGCGGTTAAGGAAATATTGCCTGAGCCGTCAAAAGGACAAACCCGTGACGAACTCGGAAAGATTGCCGGGGTAAGTGGTAAAACCATTGATAAAGTAAAGAAGATTAACGAGACCGCGCCGGAAGAGGTAAAAGAGAGACTTCGATCCGGAGAGGTTACAGTAAATCGTGTTTATTCTGACATTAAAAGAAAAGAGAGGATGGAAGAAGTTACAAATGAAAACGGTTCCGCAGAACAATTAAACGGGAAATACCGGGTAATATTCGCCGATCCGCCTTGGGAATATGGGAGTTCTATGAATATCTCTTATGGAACGGCAGATAAACACTATTTGACAATGCCATTAGAAGATATTTGTGACCTCCCAATCAAAGACCTATCAGAAGAAAACGCGGTTCTTTTTTTATGGACAACATCACCATGCCTTGAAGATTCATTTAAGGTAATTAATGCATGGGGATTCAAATATAAAGCATCATTTATCTGGGATAAAATCAAGCACGTTATGGGGCATTATAACAGTGTGCGGCACGAACTCCTTTTAGTTGCCACAAAAGGATCATGCACTCCGGAAGTTATGAAACTTTTTGATAGTGTTGTATCTGAGGAGAGAACAGAACACAGTGCAAAACCAGAGATATTCAGAACGATCATTGATACCATTTACCCGTCAGGGAAGAGGATAGAACTCTTCGCCAGAGCCAAACATGAAGGATGGGAAACGTGGGGTAATCAGGCATGAAACCACAAACGGATTATTATAAATTTCAACTTGAAGATGCACAAGTTTATCAGGATTGGGTAATGATCGAACTTGCGAAACGCGGTATTATCATTCAGGTATTTGGGAGTAAAGAATATCAATATAAAATAGGGGAAACCCCGTCTGGGGATGAAATAAAATTTGATAAAGAGCAACTAAAAACCGGAAATCTCGCAATAGAGACGCACGAAAAGACGCACGAAAAAAATGAATATTTTGTTCTGTCCGGGATAAATCGCCCGAATATAACAACGTGGTATCAGGGAAACTATGACAATCTTTGGATATTTAATTTCAGAGAATTAAGGAAATATGTACTCAATGGAGTTCACCGGCATAACGCCCCATTACGAGAGTATAAAATTCCAACAAGTATGGGGATATTATTACCCTGTATTGAGGCTGATACAATCTGTCTTAAAAAAATACGGTTCAATGAAAAAGATCTCATAAAAAGCATAAGTATAGTGCGTCCTGTTGAAGTACCATTTTGTAAAGAAGCATCTCGTAAAGAAAAATCCCTATTTACATTTGAAACGGAAGCGCAGAGTGTAGAGCCAAGAGAGCAACCGGAAGTGCAGCCATGACATATTGGAAAGCGTTAAAATACAAAGACGGAAAAATCATTTCAGATTATGACAAATCCGAATGGAAAATCGGAGTATGGCGAACAGTTTGCGAACCTACAGAACTGTGTAAAGGGTTGAACTGTTCTGAGATGATTTTGGATGCAATTGGTTTTGTCAGACCAGATGTGATTGCAGAGGTTGAAATCTTCGGGAAGTGTCTCAAGGATACGGATAAATACACGTGTGAACGAATGCGGATTTTGCGGGCGTGGATTACGTCGCCAAAACTGTATGCAGAAATGGCGATATTTGCGGCGTACCAAGTGCTGAAATACTACGAGGCAAAATATCCGGATGATAAAAGACCGCGAGAAGCGATAGAAAAAGCACAGGTATGTATTGATGCAATTGGCACAGAAAACGCCGCCTCTGCCGCCGCCTCTGCCTCCTATGCCGCCGCCTCTGCCGCCTCTGACGCCGCCTATGCCGCCTCTGCCGCCGCCTCTGCCGCCTCTGCCGCCGCCTCTGCCTCCTATGC